CAGTGACTCCGCAAGTTTCAACCAGGCCAACATGAGCTGCTTATCTGCCACCTCCGGAAAAGGAACAGGTAAGTACAGCTCAATCCGGGTCTGTGCATCATCAATGTACTGCTGAAGCTGATCGTCAGTTGCCTCTTGTACAGCACTAACGCGGCTACGTTTCTTAAGGAGTGTCGCTTCCAGCATTCGGCACACCGCCGCCTTCCAGCGCCTTTAGTTCATTGATAAGCTCGGGCTTCTTCATATCCGCAAAGCCTTCAATACCGGCTTTCTTCGCCTTGTCCTTCAGTTGGGGAACTGTCAGATCTTCCAGTGGGATGATCTTCTCATCATTGACCTCAAAATCAGGATCATCCCGTAAGTGCTCCAGCACAGACTCATTTTCCACCAGCACCGGCACAGCAGGCACAAACCGAATGCTGTAAAACCGAAGTGAGGCGTTCTTGCCTCTGTAGGTCACGTATGGCATTAAAACTCCACCCCTTCCACGTAGGCCAGCGCTTGCGGCTCTTCGAAGATGGCATCAAAGTCGGAATGAATCGCATAGAAACGCTTATCAGTCCAGATTGCCTCCTTGCCCTCAGTAGTCTTCCGAATCTGCATGTCATAAGTATGGACCATCGCAAAGTTCGGCTGATACGTAAAGAGGATCGCTCCCTCTGGCATACTCCAGACCTCTTCTACATCATAAGCATTGACTTTCTTCGTGCCCCCCAAGATCTGCAATTGAATAGATGCGCTGGTGTCCTTCTCAGCCAACATTTGTAGTCGCTCGCTGAAAGTATTTGGATGCATAAAGTATTTAAATACCCCACCAGCACGATAACGGGTTGGTATCGCACGTTCGACCTCAAACAAAATCCCTGTTTTCTCTTTAGCCGAAAGTGTCTTCCAATCTAAGTAATGACCGGTGGTACGTGCCTTCTTCAACCAACCGTCATTTATGCTCAAAAACTCATAATCCGGATCCGTGTTCGAAGTTGCCGTATCACCATTAAAACCGATGTCTTGCATATTCTCACCATAGTTGTTTGCCATAGCCCGCATAATGATATCCTCTGCGTTTTGGCCACGTACCCGCTGAGTTTGGCGAATAAATTCCTCGGTAATATCAAATGGAACAATTACCGGCTCCACTGAATAAGGGATCTGTGGAAAGGTCAGGCCAGGCGCGTTGGAAGCCATAATATTCTCTTTTTTACTACGCATGTTACGGCCACGTACACCCACCTTGTCAATGGTTCCTTTGGAACTCTTCCTATTCTCATGACGGATGCCTTTTAAGAAGCCGTTAGCTTCGTACGCCATATCCGTAAAAGCTTCGACTTCCTCATAATTCAGAGCGTTTTGATCCATCGATGTGACGATGGTTGATTTCTGGATGCTAGTTCGAGCAATATTCCCGTTTGTTCTCATGGTTTGCATTCCTCCTTCAATTTACAGAAAGCGTCCGAAACTTACGGCGCCACCTGACTTTTGGATTTCTTCTTCCTCACCTTGCGTGGAAGCACCGCGGCTATTCTTCACCAATTGCACATCTGCTGCCAGCGTCTGCATCTGCTCACTCAGCGGTACCAGGGCTTTAGCAATGGCATCTGTAATTGCGTTCTCTTCTTTGGTCGCAGTCGAAGCAGCACCGCCTGCAGGTTGGTCACCTTCGACACCTTCTTCTTTCTTCAGCCCCGCAATCTCTGACGTCAGGCCTTCCACCTGCTTTGCGATCGGAGCCAGTGCGGCCGTTACAGCCTTGGCAATATCTTCAGCTTTCAAATCGTCATCCTCCTCGGGCTCTTGTTCTACAGGAGCCGTTTTATTTTTCAGTTCAGTCAGCGCTGCAATAGCATCGTCGACATGTTTCAGGTTGCCAGCGGAAATCTTCTTGCCAGCTTTCGCAATGGGTTCAGGCGGCGCGCCGATAGCTTTCACGATATCCTCCTTGGTCAACACGTCCTCAGCAATGTCCACAAAGTCCTGCAACGCCTCCCGAATGGTCTCCGCATCGGTTTCCATCCCACTGTTATAACTGTCCCAATTAAAAAGAACCGAGTTGAGGGCATCCTGTGCCGCCCAAAATTCTCGGTTCTTCCGGTTCTTATGATATTTGTCTGCGACGGCCCCCTTCTCAACTAGGCCCAGCGCTTTGGCTATTCGGCTCAAGAGTCCCTTGGATACCTCCTCTTCCTCCTCGATCTCTTCCCGCTTACCTACACCCCACATACTGAAGCCGGTTATTTCGCCTTTCTTGATGTCGTCCCAAGTATCATCGTCCATCACTTTTACAGCTGCCACCCAGGAGCCCTTGACGATCTGCTGCTCACCAAGCGTCATGTCGCAAGGAGCAATGTAAGACTCAATGACAAAACCCTTATCGACTTCAAGATCATGCTGCTTGTCAATGTTATAGGTATGCTGCTTCTCCATAAAGAGATGTGCAGCCTTCTCGATCTCAACTTCATCCATTTGGTCATCATGTGCGTCTGCCACATCTGGCTGATATACCACACCTTTGACAATCCGCTTATCATCATCAATCTTAGCGATTTGAACCTGTTTCTGGATGGCGTTCTTCCCGGCAGACTTGATAATGGCAAACGGCACGCCGTTCGCTCCTTTATCTACCAGAGAGATATGCGTGATTTTAGCATCCTTCAGTTTATAGCTCATATTCTGTTCTCACCTCCTTTCAATAAAAAGAAGTATTATTAGATGACTCCTTGCAGATTTTTGAATTGTAATGGCGTCAAAATTCGTAAAATAAATAATAGACTGACCCTAGAAATTGAAACAGCGGCAATCATGGACAATAATTGTCCTAGACTACCGCTGTTTCATTGAACTAACGTGTCCCGTTAGTTCAGTGATTTGAAGTCTTATAAGTGGAAACCAATGGAAGTAACTTTTCAATTGTGTATTTAACATCGGTTATAATTGAATCCAATTCAACATACGTTTCGGGGTTTAAGTCCCAAAAAGTCTGTTCGATGTTTATTACACATACCAACAAGTCTCCTTTATAAAAATCTCCTCTGACAAATGGGTTGTCTGCCAAGTACCTAAGAGCAATTGGAATAAGATATTTCAAACTGAAACCTTGTCCAATCATTATTCTTAAATCTTCGACTGAGAAATCCATTAACGGTTTTCTTCGTAATTCATGACACCTAACAACAAGGTTTGAACCATGCTGTGGCTCACCCCAAGTCTCTCCTTCAAGTTCTTCTAATGTTTTATCCAAATAATTATTTAACATCATCCGACCACCTTAAATGCTTTATTAAAAAGTATATCAGAAGTGGCGATTTGTTGTGTTAAACTGCCCGTTAGTTGAACAAATAAAAAATGGCTGCCTAAGCAACCGCAATTCCACTAACGTGTCCCGTTAGTTCAACGAGCAAAATAAATATTATTAGCGTAATGGTTCGCCATAGAATACATGAAAATGAAGATGTTTTGAGTCTTGGTACTTCCCCAAATTAGTCTGCACCCTGCAAGCTCCATATTCAGACTGCACTTGCGATGCCACCTTTTTTACAACGTCCATCAACTCAATTAAGAGTTCATTGTCACTTTGTTCCAGTGTTAGTAGTGATGAGACGTGCTTCTTCGGAATCGTAACAATGTGAACGGGATAAAAAGGGCGCGTGTGATGATATGCAAGAACGTTATCAGTCTCAAAGACTTTCTGTACATCAGTACGACCACTTATTACCTCATCGCAATAAAAATCCTCAGTCAATACTATCCCTCCACATATAGTTTTCATTATTATGGAATTCGTTATATTTTGTCAGTAACCTGCCCATTAGCTTAAAGATAAGGCAGCCGATCGATCTGGCCGGCTGCCTCTCTGTATTTATTGAGCTAACGTGTCCCGTTAGTTTAATCGTAAATTTTACTTAATTGATCATTGTATTGCGATTCCTTAAAAATCATTGGAGGAATATCATCAAGCCAATCAACTTCTGATCCTAAACTGTCATATCCCTGAAGTAGATATTCTCTTGTGCTTTTATCAATTCCAATATGCTTCCAGATGATAAACCCATTTGCTTTTATGACATCTGCAACAATTACAGTGCACCATAAATCGCAATCATCAGGGCACATCAGAATTGGCAAGACAAACTCACTGTCTGCTGAGTTGAATCTCTTTTTAATCAATTCCTTCTCTTTAGGGTTGTCTATCCAGTCAATAATAGTTGGAATCATACCTAGAAGATGATTTGCAGGATAGTAACCATGAAGCAATATGTCTAAAGGAGTATCGTCTATAATGATACTGTGGTGCTCAACTTTGCAGTATTCGCTCTTCAAAGAAGCGACTTCAATTTTATTCACCAATTCACGATCAACTCCTCATTTGAACTTATTTCATTATCATTATATTATCACGAATCACTCCGTTAAACTGCCCGTTAGCTTAATGATCATTATCAGTCTATCACTCTATTTACTCACTCTTCTATTCCTCATTCAAAATAATCCCCTCTACTTTTTTTGTAATTCATATTAACTAAAAGAAGATGATTAGTTGGGAAATCACCTTTTTCATTCCATTACAGATTGCATCGTACACCGGCAGCGGATAATCTCCTCTGGGCGTCCGGACGGATCTCCCGGAAACATCAATTTGCTATTACCGACTTCAAAGGGCTTATTCAGCGGCTGCACCTGGCCGTTGGCTTTACGGTGTGTCTTACGGGTCCGATCGCCCTTGGAAGACCTCCACTTCTTACCAGTGACCACCTCAGATTGCTTCCAACCCTCCATCTTACCGCCGTTGGCCGCTGCCGTGCTCATGGTTCGAGAAACGGTAATAGCCCGCTCCATGTTAAATGGGCCAGCATCACCTTTTGCGGCTGCCGCACTGATCTCACGTACCAGCAGCGCCCGTTCGGAAGGTGTCTTCCCCTCCTTGATGGCTTTCTGGAAAGACCGGGTCATAACATCCGCACTGGTACCATTCATATCCGGAACAAGTTTCTGCAGGTTCTTGGCAAACCGTGATGCAGCTTTGTTCTTGGTGGACCAGGTCTTGTCGTTGTTCAGCACTGTCAGCTCAGACTCACCTGCCAAGTGAAACAGCGGCGTGGAGGAATCATATACCGCCTGTTCAAACTGGACAGTGAACAAATCACCGGACTGTACGGACTGTATAACCTTGCCCAGCTCCCCGATATCAAGCAGCAGTTCCTCGCTAAGTTCCAAAATTGCATCATGCAGCGCCTTCCCTTGTAGCTCAAGGATCTCAACAATCCGGGTTTCTCCCTGCTTATATAACTCCTCCAGCACGGCCCGCTCTGCATGCGTCAGTTCCAGGCTGTCCAGAAACTCAGTGTCGTCCGCTTTGGCGATGAGCTCCCAGCATTCCTTACACATGGCCAGCTACCTCATCATGGCTCTGATGCAGCAGACGCTTGGCAATGGTGGCCACACGTTCCTGCAGATCATTCACATCTGAGTCAGGTTCAGGCACGGTTACAGCCGGCTGGCTACTCAGCAGCTGGGCGATTGGAGTGTCGAGGTATTCAGTGCTGTATTTGGATTCATCAATAGTGGTATCGAGCACTTCCTCAGCGATAGGAATTAAATCGCGGACCAGCATAATACCTTTATCTGCGATAAAGTCCAGCAACGCCTTGCGGTCTTCCGGATCAATAATACGCGGTCCACGTAAAGTTGCCCGTACACGGAAAATGCCCATGGCCGGGAATAAACGCTTATTAAAGATCTCGTCCATAATCCATTTGCGGTAAGGTTCGAAGACCTGTTCTTCTGCAAATCGCAGCGCGGCTTGCGCAGTCGCCCTGTTGTAATCAGAACTCTGGCCAACAAGTATCGGTGGCAATCGGAACGAGGAAAGGATGTCGGCTTTCTTGTCCTTCCCGTATTCCAGGAACAAGGCATCCTGCTGGAGCAAATCATTTAGCTTGTCCAGCTTAATAGCCACCTTTTCAACCTTTTCATCCAACGGTCCGCCAGTCTCCTCCCGATTGCTTCCAAGTAGAGTATACCGCCCTGCGACTGCGCCCCTTTAACATTTCGCAGCAGCTCCATGGATTGCTTGGTCAGCCGGCCATTGGTCACAGTCAGCAACATGGAAAGCATTCGCCCATTTGAGAAATAAGAAACATTGAGTTCCTCTGCTTCTCTACTACCAACCACTCCTGGTGCATTTCCGAACCAGCGCGGTTCACCATAAGGACCATCATTTCCAAGCTTTATGGTAATGATCTGATTGCCTTGACCCTCGGTTCCAAATGGACGGAACCACACCACGGACTGCCCTCTCTTCATGGCATACTTCCGGGCATAGATATCTTGGGAGAATTCCTCTACCTTCTTCGATGACCGGATCAGCCGCTTACGCTTGATCGTCACCTTATCCGTCTCCCGCGTACAACGAACGAATTTCGGATTGATTCGGTAGAGCGTTGGAAACTCACTACCGGCAGGCCAAGCAACCTCCACATTTGCATTTCCGCTACTTTCAATATCCTCAATCAAGGAGCCGATAATCTCATCCGGTGTATCCTCCAGGTTACAGGTCTCCAAGAACTTATCAGCCTTGTTCCACTCCTCCTGCGCGGTCTGATCACTCTCACCAGGGAGGTATTCCAAAGCAATACCATATCCAGCAATGTTTCGCTTGTATGCCTCGATGCACTGCGGAATGATGTTACTGTTTTTCACCAGTAGTTTGCAGGAGGCAGGGTCATTGCCTTGTGGAAACGGAAGCAGCCCGTGCTGATCGTATAGGTTTTCAAAGCTATCCGGTAGTTGTGCACTCGAGGGAATATGCCTTTCCTCTGCTTTTGATATTTGGAACCACTGTGCCTCGCCACTCATGCCTTACACCCACCCCACATCATGATCAGATCGCTCCTCTCTCTCTTTTTTACGCTGCTTCACACGCTGTAGCAGATAATCCGTATGAATACCGTATCGGCGTGCATCACAGGTATGGTCGTTTTGCTTAATAGGCTTGTCTTCACCCCGTTCTGCGGCTTTTTCATCCCAAACGTAAGACACCAACTCCTGAAGGGAATTGGTGTTATCGGCACAGATATAAAGTTCATTGTTCTGGAACCGGTTGGACACTGTCTGAATGCCATCGAGCACGGTATTCACGGCAGCCCGGATATTGTTAATCCCGCGTTTCTTCAGCTCAATAATAAAAGCCTTTGCTGACGGGTCGATGAAGATTGAATACTCATCGCCATCAAGAAAGGCTTCCAGATCATCCGCATATTCACCATTCGTTTTCTCACCCTTATGGCGGTTATTGTGATAATACTCATCCAGCTCATAATAAACGTACCCTCTGACCCCGTACTTCAGGAATGCCGTTGGGTTATTGGCCCCGTAGTCGATACAAATGAACTTACGGTCAAACTTGGCTGGAAACCAATCCCGGGGCTTCTTATGAACTGCATCATTGAACTTAGAGAAAATCACTCCCTCTGCCATAACCCAAAGCCCTAAGATGTACCGCTGATAGAATATCCCGCTGTACATGCGACGGTACCGCTCCCGTACACGCTCGGAGAGAGACAGATTATCCTCCATTGTAAAGTGTAGGTGCAGTGCGTGCTTCTTCTGCAGCTGGTCCAGCCATTCCTTTTTGAACCAATGATACGGTCCTGCCGGGTTGCAGTTGAACCAGAGCTTAGCTCCATCTACGGAACAACGAGCAGTCGCTTGGTCAACGAAGGACTTCGGCATGAGCGCCACTTCATCGAAGAACATCCCGGCCAGCGTGATACCGGCAATCAGATCCTGTGAGCTTTCATCTCGACCACCAAATAAAAAGAACCGGTTGCTTATTAAGCCCCGAGTCACAGTCAAAACATTTTCAGATCGATTATCATGAACGTGGTACCCACGGCTGGCCAGCATGCGTTTCAGTGGCCCGACCACGTTACGCCGGAGTGCACCAATTGTCTTCCCTGACATACCGAACTGTTCTCCTCGGAAGTTATCCATCCCCCAGGCGATGAAGGAGAATGACATGCAGACCGTTTTGCCCGCCCGGACGGAACCATCGCAGATGATTGCGTCTTTATCGTGGTGTGGGCTTTCAGGTGTCCACCATGTCAGCACTTTAAGCTGCTTATTCGAGAACGGGGACCACTTGAACGCCGCTGGTTTGAGTTTAAGCTTCGCCATCGTCGCTCCACACTCCTGCAGCCATACCCTTCAGAGCATTTATAAAGCCATCGTCTTCGAAGTCTTCCTTACCCCCGCCACGAAGCATCTGCAACTCATACTCCATGGTTTCGATGCGGATACGCTTCTCGTCATCAGTTAGGCGGTTCTTGAGCTCGATAGCTCTGATCTTCTTATCTTGTATGCGAGTCAGAGCCTCTTCCAACTTCACGATATCGTCCAGCTTTCGAAAACCTTTCTCTTCGATCTTCGATTCCATCATTTCATTACGACTGTGCGGTATCTTCTTCGTAATGCCAGTCTTTTCGTCGTGGATCTCGGCTACTTCCTTGATTGCTTTCATCTCGTAGAGCACGCTGCGCTCGGTCTCGGATAACCCATCCATCAGGGATTTGATCCGGTGCATCATGCGGCGCTCACGGATCGTTAGAAGGTAAAGGGATTCATTTGCCTGGATGATCGGGTCAGTATCCACCTGATCGATGAGCTGCTGCTCGGTTTCGGTTAACGCATCCAACCAAATGGTCTCATGCTCGCCTGTGGTGACTGCCTTCTTGTTGCCAAATGGCCCACCAGCACCGCCGCTGTTTCCCTTCGCATTCTGATTGCCCGGTGGAGCACTGCCTCGATTACCGACTGCGTTTTTGTTCCCTTTGGGAGCGCCGCGATGTGGAGCGTTCCCTTTCATTTCAATTGGAACGCTCCCTTTGGATATAAGTGGAACGCTCCCTTTGAGTTCCTCTTCCCAATGGTCAATTGACTTCCATTTACGCACCTTATTTTCGCCAACAAAAAGAGCAGCGGCGATGTCCTTATGCTTCATCATCCCGTCGCTCTCCAGCCACATCTGCATTGCCCTGTCCCGCTCGGGACTTCGCTCTCTGGCCATGCTACATTTCACCACCTCCCCAACAAAAAAAGGATGAACAAATTTCGGTTCATCCAAATATAAAATAGATAGTTTAGAAGAAAATATTCACTTTAAATACTCAGCGTATGCTTCAGCATGCTTCTCATCCCATAAATCACGCTCTTTAATTAGCAATGTTAGAAGGTCATTTAACAAGTTTAATTGCCTTGCACTGATGGAGAACCTCCTTGTAATTCTTAACATACCTATCAAAAGAACACCTATATAAATAATTAATAAAGGCAAAGTAAAATAAGGATCACCTTTAACAGCAGTTTCTTTCATAAGATTGGTGATAATTGTGAATACTGCTATGGTTATTGTCATTGTACTTGTAAGTAACGCAACTTGTTTATTATCCTCTACTAGTGAACTAAGCTCGATCTGAATTAATTTCAAGTCCGATGTACTTTTTAAAAACAACTTATTTTTCCCTTCTTTTAATATCACAACAGCAGTCTTTATATCGGTGGCCTTATCTAACTGCAATTGTTTAACGATATCAGTGTATTTGGTAAAAGCATATCTCTTGCGAAACATTATTATCATTCCTCCCTCATTAAACACCTCTCTTTAAATATCGTAATTTCCCAATATATTCTAAAGACTATAACTCGTCCTTCTGTAGCTCAATATCTATCTCAATCAGTTTCTTCAGGTCGTCTACCGTCTTAATCTCAATCCGACCGGCCTGGAAGTCTTTGACCCACTTAGCTATGCCAGCCTTAACGATTTTACGGTACTGCGCCTTACTCTCCAGGATACCGGCCATGACTTCAAGTTCATGCTGCAATAAAATTTCATCTTGTGTTCCCATTTACGTACCCCTCGACTTTCCGTTATGATGGAATGCGAGACAGCGGATAACTGTGAATGCCACGCGTGGCGTGCCGCTGTCTCAGCCGGGGGATACCCTGGTTGTTGGGGAGGACGTTCACGCGTCCTCCTTTTAATTTGAGCAAAAAAAAACCGCCCAATGATTAGGCGGTCACCTTAAATTATCGCATTCCGTTACTTTCATACACACTTATAAACTTAATAGGAGTATCATCATCCCACTTTTCCGTATTTATACGTATTCCATTATACCCAGGAAACTCAATACTACAATCCATATCCTCTTCATCAACTTCATAAATCACTACGTCTTTTAATTCAGATAGAACAGTTCCTATACCAATTAAATTTTGAAATTTTCCTTTATAATCACTAAACACAGTAATTTGAACCAGATTCTTTGTTTCGAAATCAAAGAAGAATTTTATACAATCTCCTTCAATTATATGAGCCCTTCCTTCGTGAACACCAAATTCCACATGATACTCAAAAGATACTTTGTTCAATACTTCTTCCATGCTACAACCAATTTTGAAATCACCAACACTCAGACCAGGTATTATATCACCATATAGATGAGAGCTCATTGCATCCATCCCTTTATAATAATCCTTGTTACAATTACAACATAATAGAATATGTTTGTTTATTCAACTAGCCACTGCATATGAATCTGTTCTGCGATCCTCTTCATCATCAATGGTGGGACGCTCATACCGCATACATACTGCACATTTGCATCCATAAAATCATAATCTGCTGGGAATGTCTGCATACGAATAGCATCCACATCACTGATTCGGCACGGCTCCTTATAACGGACATATACCGAAGAGGATAAAAGGGTATTCGGCACTTTTTTATCATTCATTAGTCTCGTATTAAAACTCCGTTGCTTGCCTTCTTCTCGTAGCGAGATATCACCCATATCAGAATCAGCGGGACGCCTCTTCAACCAACGACGATAGGTTGTTCCTTGCTTGTTGAGCGGAGGTCCATCCCCGTTACGAATTTCCCCATAAAGAATCGGCGATTCATTGAATTCCAATCTTAGTGGTGGAAACGGCTGATCCTCTCTAACTGCAACAAAGAAAAGGCGCTCCCGCTTTTGAGGAACACCCATCGTGGCTGAATTCAGAAGAAAAATCTGCGGTCTATAACCCAGCTCTCGTAAGCGAGACAAGACCAGGCTTACAAAGCCGCGGGCCTTACCAATCATCATTCCCCGAACGTTCTCAGCGACAATTACTCTAGGTCGAAGTTTCTCTGCAACGTCCAAGAAATCGAAGAAAAGATCATCCAGTCGTTGCACTGCCTGTCCCTCGCGGAATGCATGCTCCCCACCCCACTTGTCCTCTCGATCGCCTGCCATGGAAAATACGCTGCAAGGCGGCGAACCATCCAAGATATCTAGGTCAAACAGCTCGGGTGGAAGTTCTGCATTCGGAATTGCTTTGAAATCCTGAATAGGCATGAGAAAGGGATACTTCGGCTTATGATTCTGCCGATAGATCCTCATCATTTGCGGATCGATTTCCACATTTCCCAGCACCGTGTATCCAGCCAACTTATATCCCATCGTTGATCCACCGCCGCAGCTGAAGCAAGAGAACACTGTCCGTCCATGTTTCGGCACGCTGGCAAGGTCTGATAGCCTCCAGTCCCATGCTGGACGACTCATGAGGCACCTTCCTGATCAAAGACAAATCCACAGCGCGGGCATTTACAATCAAAACGAGATTCATCGAATTCACTGATATCTAACTCACGGTTCTGAAAGTCTCCAAGCTGATCGACAACGGGCTCAGTGAAATCAGCAATTAACCTTTCTGCTTCACCTGCATCAAAACCAGACAACGCCAAATCAGCCCCGCCTTCCTGTAGCTCACTAAGCAACTCTGCCAGTGCTTCATCATCCCAGTGACCAGACACTTTATTCAGCGCCAGATTCAGCAGCCGCTCCTGTTCCGGGTCTAGGTTGACTACCGAAACGGCCAACTCCGTGCAGCCCTGCTCATTCACCAGCACCTTGTATCGTTGGTGGCCACCGACCATGTTGCCGGTCTGTTCATTCCAAACGATTGGGTCAACATATCCGAATTCGTCCAGGCTGCGGCGAAGTTTCTCATACTCCGGATCTCCTGGCTGAAGGTCTACGCGTGGGTTATAGACAGCTGCATTGAGCTGCTCGATCGGTATGATTCTGATGTCCATAAGGACACCTCCTTTTTTGTAAGAATATTGGTTGTATCATTTTTCCATCATTTAGTATAATGACTCTATTAAAATATCTATTTGAAAAGGTGGGCTAAATTTGGATCCGGATTTTCGAGATAAATTAATCATAGGTTTGATTTCTGCAATTATTTCTGGGGCAGTTGCAGTATTTATATCAACATGGATCTTCAGAAAAAATGAAACGCGTAAAACGAAGTTAGATGTCTTACGGAAACTCATGGGCTATAGGTACGATTTTGATTCAAAAGAATTTGCAGAATCTATAAATTGTCTTTTTATTGTGTTCTACAAATCTAAGGATGTTATCAGAGCATTGAAAGAGTTTCATGAAGCAGTTACATCTATTAATCGTGATAACGAATTAGTTCAGTCAAAACTGTTGGAGCTTTTTAAGATGTTATTTAAAGACCTAGATATTAATACAGACCCATTATCTGATAAGTTCTTTCTAACTCCTTTTCAAAAGAGGTAAAGAGGTCTAACAACTCTGATTGAGTTGAGTTGGTTTTTAATCTTTGGGTAGGCAGGAACTCAGCAGGAGACGAAGAGAACCTGCCCACTCTGCTGATTCTCGCGTTCCACCGCACAAACACGCGTTCCCACATTTTAAGCCTGAAAACGGCTCACAGAAGGCCGTATATGAACATGAAAAAAGCACCCGAAGGTGCTTCCCAATTAAAGCTGATCAAAAGTATCTCCTTTAGGATTAGACTCTACATAGTCAATTCCCTTAGCAGTAACTCTAACAATCATCCCTAATGGTGGATTGCCATCAATTAGAATGTAACCCTTGTCAAACAAATAGTTGTAATGTAGCATCGGGATCCCCTGAATATTTCCAAGTTGAAGAGTTGCTTTATTACCTTTGAAATGTGAATCATAAGTATTAAACAACAATTTGACTCGATCGGCATGATAGTCTGACATGATACCACCTCCCTTCGACATCAATATTTCGACATCTAGGAAGATTTTCCCTTCTGACACTTCATCCTGCCACAAAACTGTGCGGTTCCTTCCCATCTGCCCCATATGCACCCTGTACACTTATTCGGCTGCCGGGGCGGATCTTTTAACCACCGCTTCTTCTTCAAATCGATTCCCCCAATACAAAAAAGCCGCCCAATAATGAGCGACTTCGAAATATATATTCAATTCAATCATGCCATGAGTCCGATCTATAGAACGGCGTCCGCTCCGCATCCGCAGCAAATGCGCTACGCTCTTTGCTTAAAATCTTTATCTCCATTGTTACAAAGGAGAACAAGACCATTTTACAGAACCACTAAAATAAGAGTCAAAGCCACCAACAGTGAATATAAGGCTTTAGCACATCTATTTACATGTCATTCTTTTTATTGCTCACTATTTCGCTTAAGCACTCGTCTTAGCATTATTAGCCTTTTTAGCAGCTGTCATCTTCTCTTTCATTTGGATAAGCATTTCGATAAGCTCTTCACGGCTAATAAGTCGCACGTTATTTGACTTTGCTAATTTGTAAGCCTGCTCAGTATAATCTCTGTTTGTTACAACCCAAGCAGCCGAAGCGCCATAATGTGAAACTGCCCCACGAACCTCTTGCACTGCCTTCAGCCCGACATTTTTACTGTAGCGTTTGGCTTGGACAACAATTTTTTTGCCGTCTTTCGATAAGACCAGATCAGCACCGTAGTCACCCGCTGCTTGTGTGACTTCAGCTTTGTATCCTTGGGATCGGAATAAGTGACCGAGGTATTGTTCGAATTGAACACCCTCCATCTTGTCGATCTCAGCAATACCAGATCTCTTCAATCTTTCTTCATGCTTCAATTTACGCGATATCAGTGCCGCAATAACAACTGCTACGACTAGGATACATACAATAATTGAGATCTGGATCGATTTCGTTAATGTATACGTTATGGCAAGTGATCCGAATAACGATAGTACCATTACCCCATTTATAAATTCCTCTTCCTGCTTCGCCTTACTCTTTCTTCTTGCCATCTGAAACCCCTCCGCTAAAATCATCGTATAGTTCAACATTCGCTATAAAGGAAGGATTTCCCTCTATTGGTGTCGAACTTTAGACCTATAAAGGGAGGCGGCGAGTAAAATGACAAATGTTCTATATCGCTATGAAGGAAGTAATTATAGCATTGCTGTAATTCCAGTAGGTGAACAGTTCGACGTTCGTTTTATGTTTAGAGACAGAGAATGGAGTACTTCAATAGAAGTCTGCAATTCTAAAAGCCATGCCATTCATGGGGCTGAGCATTTTCCAGAGTACTACGAGCTCGCTCTCCAATATGATTATAAGTTGCACCACTTGGAATTTGTTCATCCAGATGGAAGAACAGTAGATCTGACGTGTGCAATGGACATGGATCGAACTAAAGAATCATTTGAACTACTTTTAATTAATGGCGAAGAAGTCAACCCAATGATCGGTTAAAGAAAAAGCGAGAGGAGGTACGTCCGGGGTGCAGCCGTACGAGTCACTCTCGCCTGATTTCCACAGTACAAATATATCATGTTCTAACCCTAATGAACGGTCATTGTGCGGTCACAATCCGGTCAGGATACAGTTTCGAGTTGATTATAAAGTAATTGGTGAACCTCTTTCATCAACATTTCTTCGGTTAAATTATCAAATATCCGATACTTTTCGGCGTAATATTTAAATTTAGAACCTTTATCTTGAAAACAATTATAGAATAATAGTATCAGTTCATACGCTGATAATTGAGATCTAATAATTCTAGAATACTCTTTTTTTTCATCAATGCTATCAATGAATTGGTTTTTCTCAATCAATCTAAATAAATTAAACAAATTTCTAAAATAATGACCTAAGTATTGTTCGTAGTTATTAAAAAATCTATTACATGCAGCTTTCATGATCTTCATCTCTACTTCTAGTGCTATGTTATCATCATTGAATATCAGTAAATTATTCCTTGCACCTTCTCTACCGCTTACAAGCGATCTATAATATTTTATAAAGACATTTCTTCCAGTTGTATTTGCATCAATATGCAATGATTTTGTTATTTCATTGTGAAGAGAGACCATATGAAAAAACGTATTTTCAAATCTCTGAATATTAATGGATCTAACCTGTGCTTCCAATTCTTGATTTGTTTTAGCGACTTCTTCACGTTGAAGTTGTAGTTCTTCCCTTTGCAATCTAAATTCAGCCCGCTGTTGATAGATTGTATAGATAATCCCCCCAAATGCTAATCCTGAGAAAAGGGTATTTACTGAACCGAACATATCGCCAAACTCGCCATTTGAACTGTAAGTAAAGAAAAATATGATACTACTAATAATCCAGATAATAGTGATTCCTAGTAACAACCTTGAAAGTCTTATTTCTTCAGTGTCGTTTTCAATATCTTTTTTTATGAAGTACTTATAAATTTCCCCTTTTATTCTGTTCAAAAATATCATTCCTTTTTTCACCATAATATAACAAAAGACCGGTTTCCCAGTCTATCATTATTATCATTCGTTCTAATCTTCAACTAAAATCTCTAATCCTAACGCACACGCCAAAATGTAAATCGCCCTTGATTTCACCCGACGATACTTTCGTTCACTCATTCCCAATTCCCCACACAGAATGGAATCATACTCATCCTCGTGCTCAAGATAACGCAGCTGTATGATCTCCCGCTCAGCCTTCTTAAGCCGCCCCATCGCCAGATCCAAAAGCTTTGACTGTCGTTCCAATTCTACTTCCCTATCAGTATTCCATACCGCTATATTCTCTGTCGTTCGACTAATCGCATTGGTTGATCTATGATACCTTGGCTCCGGGCTGGCTGTGAGCGCTGCCTGACGTCGAACGAAACCGATCTGCCGATACACACGAACCGTTTCAAGATACTCCTCAACCCGGCGACGGGTCTCTTTTTCGTCAATCGGGAGGATGTCAAAAGCCAGTTGGATTGCTAATTTGTCGCTTTTTCCCATGATAATCCCCTCACTCGTGGTATAATTCGAATGAAGTAAGAGATTGGACCCCCGCCCCGACCAAGGATATGGGGGGCTTTGTATGTCTTAGTATTTTTCAAACTGCTTAAGCTTCTTCCGCAACTGCACATTCTCCAGCAGTAACCTCCAATTTTGCTCTCTTAAATCTTCCTGTGACAGTAGCGAGTCGCTAGTTTTCTGCCCAACCACACGTAACGTCCGGACTTCATTATCCTTCTTCACTAAGTACCCTTTATCTACTAATTGTTTTACTAATAGGCAAGCCGCTGCATCCGCACTCCCGTCCATCACAACAGTATTCAGGCTCATATTCGATGGGTTTTCCGCATTCCATACACTTATCTGCGCTGTATATCTGTCTTCTCCCCCTTCCCTTTTTCTCAGGGTCACCCGGACCTCGCCAAAAGCTCTCTACTTCATCCTAGGTTGCGTTTTGATATTTTTCTTTTCCGTTTTAACCACTCTTTTTTTCATATCCAAACATATTATTTTATATAACTAAAAGAAGGAGGAACAAAAATGCTTAGTGTTATCAACTTTAATAATTCTCTGCTTACGAATTTGGACGACACTGGAATCTCTCTTACTACCGTACCGGGGTTATTACTCGAATTTGGTATATTCGTAGCAACACCAATAAACGTTCTAAACATTCTTTCGTGTATTGGTTCCGATCCACCCACTAATTCAGTTGTTGCAACTTTTGAAGTCTACCTTGATGGTGTGCTTACGGGACAAACGATGATTGAGGCCGTGAACGAATCCCAACAGATTACTTTTTCAACGATAGTGTCGAATGTAACTCCAGGCCACCATGTTATCCAAGTATTCGGTTATGCGGATACAGCTAATGAATTTATTTTAGGTGGTCCTATTAACGCTACTGCAACAGTGTATGGGTAATGGTTTGATCGGCCTCATTCATCTTAATGAGGCTGACTTTCATGTCCTTCCCAATTCCAGTCTTACTGCAGGTGCATTTCAATAAGTTCAGCACCTTTAACCATCCAAAATGCTCTCCTTCCGGTTAACGTTTGCTTCGCTTTCTTTCACCGATTTTCTTAATAATGTCAGCCAAAATAATACCGCTCCGCGTGAGCTCCGCATCCTTTTGGATAAGTCCTCTTTTATTCATGATGGCCAGCTGCCCGCGGGAAACCATGATCAAGTTATCCGGATCGAAGTTCCGCCTATCTCCATCCCCGAAAATGACTGCATGCCCCTTCGGAACCGAGCGGCCGCAGTGCTGCTCCCAAACGATTAGATGCTTCCTGCGCCACATATTCAGATCAGCAATCTTTATGTCTACATAATCATCCCCGTTAAACCTCTCAGAGCCTACAGGAACATAATTATGCGGCTTATGGCCCTTCTTGAATTAAGTATCCTCGCCGCCGGTCCATAACTTCTTCTTTCCCTTATTGGGTGGAACGTTACCTGCTTTGATCCTGGCATCGATTCCGCTCTTCAACCCGTTATTTTTGATGAAGGCTCTCATTTGCGAAGGCTGGATTTCCACGTCGAACTTCTCATTAAACATTGAAGTCAATTCCAGAACATATCGTCCATGAATGTTGGTGCTGATAAATTCCTTGTGCTCCAAACTGTATCGGAACATTGATTATCCCTCCAGCATCTTGGGGATAGCCGTATTAGCATTAATCCTGTCATCAGAAAGCTTTATTGCATCTAGTACAAGGGAACCATTTGCAATAACTTGAGAAGCGACACTTGTTACAGCCTTTGCTCTGCTAATCTCGTCAGCCAGTTTCTCTCCGGTCAACTCCTCATCACTCAGGCGCTCTAATTGAGCAAATAAATGATTATTCAAATCTCCCAATGTGTTTCGCATAGTCGACCTCCCACTGATTTGAATTTTGCATCTTCCGCCTTAACAATTGTCGTTAGACATAACATTGTTTCCATATTATTGAATCTATTCTCCTAAATCTTCGTAATAGATTCGAGGTGATACAATGATATTTAAAAAAATGAAACGTTTGGTAAAGATTGTATTTGGACTCCTATTCTTCTTCACAATACTAGGAGTAACTGGGTTGATTGGCATCATGATTTTTCTAGCTTTCATTGATGACCAGGCAATCACCAACACAGCTTTAATTAATAGACTCACTTTGCTTCTAGCAGGATTATCTTTACCTGGGTTGATTGTCCAACTCCTTTCATTCCTCACTATTAATGATAAAAAAACTTTTACCTTAGAAAAAAAGTGTCCCCATTGTAAGCAACTCATTGAATTAAAACTTACCGAAGATTGAACGGATGGGATTTACTCCATCCGTTCTTTAATTACTCCCATAGGGGCAGTTTCTTTACCCTTACCCGTAGCCCTTCCATCGAAGGTTTCGGATCACTAACAATGAAATAATCTCCATTATGCTCCACATGAGAGTACACCCAGCGACTCTCTCCTGTGGAATCTTCGGACAAGTATTCAATAGAAGAACCAGACGTATAATAAGCATGTTTTCCGGTTGTGTACCTACCATCTTTCCCTTTGTGAAGAATACCTTCTTCAATCAGAGGTGCCGTCACTTGGCGTATATACCGCCTAACCTCGTCCAATTTACTGCTAATCTGATAAAACATCCCCCGAAGATACATCTCTTGTGGATCCCCTTGGTTGTAACCTCCCTGATTTTCAGCTTCATTGATCATATTTGTAACCCACTTAATTCGAGGTTCCAGCTTCTCTAGCTCCACTTGTATTAGGTTTTTCATTTCTTCACTCCCCCTTCCTTAATACATTTAACTCCGTCGAATATTGATAAAAGGTTTCTCTATCTCGCTCATCTAGCGCTTGGTCGATCAGTGTCCGTAACTGCGCAATCCGATTTTTCCGCACTGCCGTTTCCCACACAACTTCGATATATTTATCAATTGCCAGTGCATAAACCGCAAAGATCAAGGTGGCACCTCCCTAGGTAAGAGAAAAGCAGCTTACGCTGCTCCTCCACCACCCTTCATTTTCTTTGCTGCCAGCTTGCGATATGCCGTCCATCTGGTCGATAGTTGCCCACTGGTCATGCCATTTTCACTAGCAATTTCGCGCCATGTCTTACCTTCCTTGATGCGTTTCTCCAGAAGAACAGGGAATGGGATTGGCTGTCCATCATATTCGACTTCAGGAAAAATTGGGCGTTCCGCAAGGATAAAAGCATCCAGTTCTTCCTTACTCGTCTCATCTGCAACAGCTTCACGTAGATCAGAGCTTTCACCTTTAAAGACTTGTTCCCCTGATTCATTAGGATCACCCTCGTTATCTTGGCTGTCAGTTCCAGCTCCATCATTCAGCCAATCCGGTTTGAGGTCTGCGCCCTCTGAATGCTCATCAGAACCGCCATCATTTATATCTTCTTCAGATGATTGAACGTCATTAGCTCCTTCTTCTTCTGCATCTGGTTCAACAATTTCAAAATTATCATCCTTTTGCTCGCCATCCGAAGCACCTTCTTGCTGTTCGAATAGCTTGCCTTGATCTGGATCTTCTTCACCAAGCTTCTCTGTGCTCATCACGATACCGGAAGCATCAGTTGTGACACGACGGTCAGTGACTTCCCGGTATATATCTCCGTCCTCTTCATCGAAATCAAAAGCAGCCTGCGGATCTCCCATGAAGACATTGATCTTTTCCCCTTGATTGCTGCTGAGGAACAAGAAATTTTCTTGCATAACCTTCAGTGGCACAAGCAATTTAACTTCAACGTCGGCATCTCCAACTTTAATTCCTTTAGCAATAGTTGCACTGAATTTTGCATAATCCTTTATCATATCGATCTTCCCCTCAAGTTTTTTATTGGAGTTGCTTGATCTTCACTTCAATGCGTGGTCGTGCGCTGTACCGTTTCCTTACGTATGCGTCCACAACTTGGCTATCATCCTTCCATATGATGCCTTTCAGTGCATCCTTAACACCCTTCAGATAGTTGTCTGCATCAGGCTTAGTCACTGGAAGAATATCACCACGTGATGTACAGCATAAAACATTCTTCCACGAGCTTGGACACGTGCTCCGCCATGTTGGAGATCAGCGTCAAATTTCGGAGCTTTTCCAGCAAATGCAAGAAGCTGATGCCGAACGATTCAGTCTTTACGCAGCCATCCCCTTTTTCATGCTTGAAAAATTGCAGCTCCCTGCTTTCGAAGAAGAAGCGGCAGGTATAGTTGCAACCGTATTTCAGGTTCCTCCAGAATTCGCACTGTTGCGTCTGAAACAGATTCGCGAGCGTATTGCTAGCGCTGAATTCATGACGGCTTTTACATATACTGCTGTGGCCAAGGAAAACACTTTACCATACACGACAACTCCTGAGCCAATCATACGAGGTGTTTACGGGCTTGACGATTTATCTAGACCCCACACGCTTATCATTGAACAACGTGGAGGTTTTAAGTGGGATCAGCCACTCTACATCGAGGTTAATGGAACCTTTAAAAGCGTGGATGTCCATCCAAACTCTAATCGGAATAGCGCTGTTGTTCGTTCAAGTGATCTTTTAATCCCTCCGAGCCGTTCTGGATACGTAATGATCGACATGGAGCGAATTGCTTCTCGACATGGACAAAACGCAAACAAATTGTTTCTAACCATAGAAGCTTTAGAAGATGCTATTAATTTTTAATTTAGGAGGACCTACTCATGGCCAGCGTATTTAAAGTACCTGCAAAGAACAAACAAGGCTACAAGTGGAAGTGTGTCATGGAGGGTCCTCCTGATCCGGTCACAGGCAAGCGCCAACAGGTACCGAGGGTACGTGATACTCAGAAGGAAGCCATCGCCGCAGCTCAGGCAGTTGTGGATCGTATGAAGGGTGGAACCGATACAAAGCGAGCCAAAAAAATGAAATTCAATGAGGCTGCTCAAGAATGGCTACAAGATTATATTATTACTAGCGGAGTTAAAGGAAAAACTGTGGAAGCTCATGTGTCCGACATTAATTTACTGAACAAATATTATGGTGGAGCTAATATTGATAAAATAACACATAACCAACATCAAAAAATGCTCAATAATTTGTTTTCAGAAGGATATGAAATAAATTCCATCTATCGTTATCACTCAACAGCAAATTTAATTTTCAAATGGATTATCAAAGAAAATTTACGCATTGATAATCCTTGTCAAAACATTAAAATGCCTAAAAAACAAAGGACAGTTTTAGAAGCTAAAAACAATGCACTGGAAGAAAAATTTCTGGAAAGAAGTGAAATTGAAGAATTTCTGGAAGTACTACAAAATCACGGTTTAGGTGATGATCTAGAGACGTTTTATTTTTTGCTGTTTAGCGGAGTGCGACCAGGAGAATTTTGTGCATTAGAGTGGCCAGATTTCAACTTCGAAACTCATGACGTTCATATTTATAAAACACTTCACTTTCCTCAGGGTGGAAGTGGCGCGTACCAATTAACACCTCCAAAGACTACCGGATCCGTCCGTACCTTTGATGTGGATGATTTCATCGTTGAGATGTTTAAGCGGTTAAAGATAAAACAGTCCGCTCGACATAAAAGATACAAGGAGCTCCACGATGATTTTGTAGAGACTCAGTTTATTTTGACCAATAACAACGGAACACCATTTACAAACTGGAAGTTAGTTAATCGTATGGCTCGTCTAATGAAATTAACAAACATCAAGAAGCACGCGACCCCTCATATATTTCGACACACGCACATCACAATGCTTATCGAAGCAAGTATAGCGTCTGGCTCTCAGATTGATCTCAAAACGATTATGAAGCGCGTAGGTCACGATGATGCAAAAACCACACTCAAGATTTATACCCATGTGACGGAACGAATGATGCAGAGCAGTAGTGACAAACTAAAAATCCACTTCCAAAACATATTAAATCCCAAGGATCTGCAGAGAATGTGA